CTCTTCAACTAACGCCGACTATTCATGAGTTCGAAATCGACGATCAGGGTCAAGTTGTTTTTCACATTAATTATCTTGCATATGTTGAAGAATTTTTTGACCAAACGAGCTATAATATATTTTTCGAGAAGGCCTTGGCCGAAACACAATTTGCAAGAAAATTTGAATTGGAAGCGCTGGCAAAATCATGTTCTTCTGGTGCAGAAGAAAAGCTAAAACAAAAGAAAGAAAAGATCGCTGAAGACGTCGACGAAGAAAAAAGAACTCAACTATCTACGATTATGAAACGCCTGATGGATAGAAATATGCTATATTACATATCGCTCCCCTTCGATGCGCTTAGAGGATTCAACAGCAAAGGTCCATATTGGAAATTTTCATTAGATTCTGAAATCAAGCCTACCGACGACCCGCAAAATAAGGGGGTGCAGACAGAATCTAAAGAGATGCAAGAGCAGGACGACAAGAAAGAAGAGAAGCCGAAGGCCGGCTCCCCTGCGGATTTAACAAAAACAAAAGTTGATGAAATTAACATGAAAGAATTTGTAGCTTTCTTCTATCTAAGCGACCTAATCGATATCACACTGGAGGGCATCGGAGAATCCTTAAAGGCGTTAAAAACGTCGATCAACGCCGTCAAGATACCAGATGGTGTTGCGGCCAGTGAATGGAAGGGACTAGTAAAACAAGAACAAGAGCGACTATCGAGAGTTTATGCCAATTTTACAAAGTTTAGATGTGTGCTTGGTCCGGTTGAGTTTAAAACAGAATCGGATGGGAAATTTCACGTTGTAAATTTGGGAGATATTCCAATTTCTAGTGCATACTTTATGGATTGGTTAACTGATAAGACCTTAAAGAGAGACAAGGTTATGTATAGTTTACCAATATTCCTAAAAGACCTTTTAAACAATCTTGTCAGAAATTTTTTGAACGAGGATCTTTGCTTCGATTTGAACATTAAACAGAGGATCCGCGTCTTTCAGTCCACGGTCACATCTTTTAAGAATCCCGGCTGGGGTTCCGAGGGCAAAAATGTAGATGAGATTACAGAATGGATGCGACAAGGATACACCAAAGATTCAGGATCGAAGCTTGACATGGAAAGGATGGCCCGCGAACACGAAGCAAGGCAAAACAGCTCGTCCGGCCGCAGTACGTGGCCAGTACTTCATGTTATGGGAGAACGAGGCCTCCCAATAAATTCTAGAGGATTTGACAACACATATAATTATATGGTATTCTACGCTGGGCGTGTTCAGCCTCAGAACCTCATGATTGGAAACGAATACATAGATAGCAAAGGCGGAGTATTTCATTATGTATTGGGAAAACCGCGAGGTATAATTAAGACCATCAAGCTTAACAAGACGGACGCCCCGGGCCTCAAAGAGGTCAGATTTGAACAAGAGGGCTTCGATGGCCTGCAGCAATTGAGAGAGGTCTATGACGCGACAATTACTTGTTATGCGAGCCCAAATACTGTGCCGGGAACATATATATACATAGACCCGCGAGGCTTTGCACCCAATACATCTGCATTCGCAAACATTAGAGATAAGGAGGGCAAGATTATTGACAACGCATCTCTTACGAGGCTCGGAATAGGGGGATATTTTATGGTTATTAGAGCAGAAAACACATTCGGTCCCGGTACTTCTGAAACGGAAATAACCGCCAAATGGGTTGCACAGTTGGCCACCGCAAAAGCACCAAATGTTGGAAAGATGGGGGTCAGCGGAAAACGCGGCCCGAACTGTAAGGACGGAGGCTCTTAAATGTCAAACCCACTGGATCCATTCACAAAAGACAATGGCGATCTCGCCGGCGACGGGTTTTATAAAAAATTTAACTACCAATTTACCATCGCAAGCAAATCAAGAACCATTGGGGGCCCTGTATTAACAAACTTCCTTTATGCGGAAAAGTTCTTATATGGCCGTGTTGATCGGTATTATGTCCCGATTCAAGTAGTGCGCAGCGCAAATCGAAAAGGGCTCACAGCAGCAACAGAAGGAAACGCCTCAAGTTTAACGGCCCTGGCATTTGTTGCTGATGCATTCAATGATCTGACCCTCCAATTTCAAAAAAGTCTTTTGGCCGGCAAGATATCCGCCGAAGAAACATACCTAACGGCGCCAAAGGCTTATAAAGCATACGAAGATCCAAAATTATTATATGGGAAGCATCTCGACTCAGTTATTCGCGGAACGAGAGAGCACTTCACAAAAAGCAACAAACACTTTAAAGACTTTGATGAGTTCATCCCGCTGTTCATGAACGCTTTGAGAGTTGTAACGAAGAAATATCCCTATACATACCCAGGATATATTAAGCACAGATTGTGCCCGATCACAGTGAGTGGCCTGGCTATTGAAATAGCTCCACTTAATTTTTCAAATGATGAAGACAAAGTTAACTTTTTCATTAATAGCCGTAACTGGCATTTTTATTTAAATGCATGCAGGGCCTATGGGTTTCTTGTTGATCGCGATGCTCCATGGCGCCTCGTTGCTGATATTGGTTCGTCAACCATGCTTACCTATGCCAGAGCATATGGCATGCGCTCGACTGATACTGTTTTGGATCAGGCTTTGGGCCCAGCTCATCTTGAATACTATAACGGACTCAAGCGCGCCCTATTGCAGGCCTATAGTAAGCTGAAGGTCACAAGCTATTTGGAGCGAGAATACTGCCAAAATGGCACCACTGTTGGCAAGGTGGTGGTTCCCAAGAATTATTCAATAGAGAATCTTGAGAAACTTTATGATGAGGCTTATTTTTTCGATTTATACTTAAAAATTAGATTTATGGAAGAAGAATCAAAGTTTTCAGAATCAGAAATATATCGATTAACCAACGAAACAAAGCAGTTATATCGATCTCATGGGGTAAGTTTCGCGCTCAACGCATTCGAACGAGTGATAGGAAAGACATATGACTACAGTGGCTCCTTGACAAACGCCGACAAAGGTGTTAAACTAAGAATGGAAGATCAACTTAGTGAACAAGAGTTACGCGGTGCTGTTTCAACCTATCGATGATAAAACAAATTGTATTGGCATATACGCCGACGGCAATTTGATTTTTGATGAAAGCAAGATGCCTAAGAATTTATCCAAAACTTGGCGCTATACAGGCTCACTTACATCAGAAGACATAGAGTATGCATGGATCTATGCCAACGGAAAGGCAATGGGCGATGTGTGCCCTGAAGAGTTGTTGGAGACATGGGAAAAGACCTCTAGGAAGATACGCGCATATAAAAAGTCATTTGATATAGCAAAAATAAACTTGCGAGAACATTGTTTTTTTGAACTGATTCCGCACGATGCGCTAGCACAATTTTGCGAGGCAAAGAACAAGATCACAGAATACGTTTTTGAAAATTTTGAGAAACCAAAGAACTACGACTATCTAGCCGCAGCTGCCAAGCTGCTCTATAAGATAAAGTATCAAGATCTTAAGATAGACAATTCCGATTGCCGCAGCTTGTTTATTAATAGCGGAATGCGGAATAGCTCACAGAAAGTATTGAACGGCCCAAAGTATATTAACTATAATCTTTTTGGTACCGTCACCGGCCGACTTTCGACTCACCCGCAATCATTTCCGATATTGACAATGAAGAGAGAACTCCGCCGGCTTATAAAGCCACAGAACGGATGGTTTATATCGCTCGATTATAATGGAGCAGAAGTCCGCACGCTGCTGGCCCTTTCTGAGCAAAAACAGCCGATTGGCGATATTCATGATTGGAATATAACAAATGTTTTTAAAAATTCCGGAATGCAAAGAGAAGAAGCGAAAACAACGTTTTTCGCCTGGATGTACAATCCAGATTCTGACTATATCGACACAAATCACTATAATCGCGAAAAAGTACTTGACAGATACTATGATGGTGAGTATATTAATACTATATTTGGGCGGCATATAAAAGTGAGCAACTGGAAGGCATTCAATTATTTGATTCAAAGCACAACGGCTGACCTCGTTATTGATCGGGCCACCGTGATCGACCGCATGCTAGAAGGCAGAAAGTCGTTTATTTCGCACATTGTACACGATGAAATAGTAATAGATTTTGCGGATGAAGATAGAGATTTATTGTCAGAAATCAAAGATGTGTTCGCCAAAAACAAGCTAGCCGTTTTCAAGGTTAACTTGAAAGCAGGGAAGAACTACTATGATTTGGAGAACTTGTTGCTATGATTTCAATTGTAGGCATAGGTACCGGCGCCTCAGCCATTGCCAAAAATTTTGCGGATATTTCGCAGTATGATGTTTACGCACTCAACGATGCGGTAGAAGAAAATACAGAAAATGAGTTTCACCTTCCTTCGTTTGAAACACCGGAAGAATATGAAAACCACATCCCGGATTTAAAGAAGTTTTTCAAGAACCTTAAAGAACAGGTACAGGTGTTCATAATAGGGACGACATATAGTTCAAACTATTCTCTTGGAATTTTACAACAGATTCAAGACAAGAAAATAGACATCTTTTACGTAAAGCCGGATATTGAACTTGTGACTGGCGAAAGAAGATTAATAGAAAATTTGACATTTGGGGTTTTACAAGAATATGCCAGATCTGGTCTTTTTGGTAGTTGTACGGTTTTTTCAAATTTGGAAATAGAAAAAAATCTAGGCGACGTGCCCATTAAGGGATATTATGACACGCTGAATAAATCTATATTTTCAGCTGTGCATTATTTAAATTATTTTACGCACTCAGAGCCGGAGATTGGCCAAGTCGCAAAACCAGCAGCCATCAATCGCATTCGAAGCATTGGTGCTTTAAATATGAAGAATTTAGAAGAAAAGTGGTTTTTTGAGCTTGACGTCGAGCGCGATCTGTGTTATTATTTATGTATAAATGAGGAAAGGCTCGCAAAGGAGGGGATGTTGCACCGAAAGCTTGTTGATATTTTGAAGAAAAAGCCAACAAACGCTTTCCGTAAAATTTCTTATGCAATTTACGAGACACCTTATAGTGACTTTGGGTATGTTGTAGCCCATACAAATAAAGTACAACAACAAATAACTCTTGACAAGGTAGATTGAGAGTGTTATATTAGATATCAAGGAACGCTTGATATACTTTACCATAAACAACAAAAGGAGACACAACATGTCAATTAATATGGAACTAATGAGAAAGAAGCTTGCCCAACTTAGGGGCGAGGGAGAAAGGGAACAGTCAGCTTGGTTTAGACCCGAAGAGGGCGATCAGGAAATTCGGATTGTACCCAGTACAGATGGAGATCCGCTAAAGGAGATGTATTTCCATTATAATGTGGGCGACCACAGGGGCGGAATCGTCTGTCCAAAGCGCAATTTTGGCGAAAGCTGCCCAATTTGCGAGTTTGCTTCATCGTTATGGAAGGGCGGCGTTGAAAGCAACGATGAAGAAAGCAAGAAGCTAGCTAAGTCGCTGTTCGTGCGCGCTCGTTACTTCTCACCCGTCGTAGTACGTGGTCGCGAAGAAGAGGGCGTTAAGATGTATGGCTACGGAAAGCGAGCATACGAAAACCTTTTGGGCTATATTCTAGACCCAGACTACGGAGATATCACAGACGCCATGGAAGGCACCGATATCTCACTTACCTACACAAAGCCCACGTCACCGGGGGCATACCCGCAGACAAGCCTGAAGATGCGTCGAAACACTTCCACGCTTTTGGAGGACACGGAAGCTATCCCCGCCCTCCTTGATAGTATCCCTGACTTTGACTCTCTGTTTGAGCGTCATACTCCGGAGCAAATCGATGCAATCCTCGATGAACAGCTTGCTGGTAATGGAAGTGCAGAAACCCGTTCGAAGGAAACCACTAAATACGATAATAGCAAGAGCGATGTGGACCGAGCGTTTGATGAACTGATGACCAACAAGTAAGGCTTGCGTGTGACCGCTGGCACCCCGGTCGGGAAAATAGGGTGCCGCATTTTTTATGTTCAGGGTAGAGCAGTTTGGTAGCTCGTCGGGCTCATAACCCGGAGGTCGGTGGTTCAAATCCATCCCCTGCATCCATTTTATTTATACCAAGGAGGG